GTCTTGTCTATCCCAACTGGCCCTAACCAGCCAGGATTGGCGGTAACTGGCCGTAGTCAGCCGAGATTGGAAACGTCGAGACCAGATTGTGCCGGTTCGTTTGCGCCGCAAGTTAGGGAATGGGCCAGCGAGCACATGGGCGTGGAGTTAATGGATTGGCAGTACACCGCGCTTGACGGTCAGTTGCTTTATGACGACAATTTTGAGTTGGTGAACCGTGTGTCGTTGGTTTCTACCGCCAGACAGTGCGGTAAGACAACAGCTCTTATGGCGTTGGTTGGTTGGTGGCTTACAGAGATGCCTAAAGTGCGTGGCAAAAAACAAACTGTGTTATCTACTGCTCACCGTCTGGATTTGGCGGTGATGTTGTTTGACGAGTTGGCACCTATTTTGGAAAGCCGTTTTAACGCCACACTGATGAAGTCATACGGCCGTAATCGAGTCACCATGCCAGACGGGTCTACTTGGTTGGTGCGTGCAGCCAACAATTCTGTGGGTCACGGCACGTCACCGTCACTTGTGGTGGCTGATGAGATGTGGGATATTTCGCGCGAAGTAATTGACGGCGGTTTGTTGCCGGCTCAACGTGCACAAGTTTCACCGCTGCTCTCGATGTGGTCTACAGCCGGCACGGAAGCCAGCACCGCAATGTTGCGTTGGCGTGAGCAAGGATTACGGGCTATTGACACAGGCAAAAACGCATCGTTTTATTTTGCGGAATGGAGTCCACCGCCAGAGCTTGACCCGATGACCCCAGCCGCATGGGTATACGGCAACCCTGCACTAGGGATAACTTTGACCGCTGCCACGTTGCTGGCCGAGTCTGAAAACCCTGACCGTGCCGCGTTTCTACGGGCGTCTTGCAACTTGTGGGTAGCCAGCGACAAATCATGGATACAGCCAGGGCAATGGCCAGCGTTACTGTATGACGGTGAGCTGCCAGAGGGCGGAACCGTAGCCATAGAAACCAGTTTGGACGACACACGTTACTTCGCTGTCAGATGTGTAGCCCTGCCAGACCGTCGCACCGTGGCAACAGTCGAGTTTGTTGCAGACACGTTTAGTGAAATGTTGAGCCACGTTGAGCGACTGTGCGCTAACCCTGCAATTAAATTTGCTATTACACCAACCGTAGACAACCACTGGCCGTTATCTTTAGAACGTCGGCGCGTCATTGTTGGCTACGGCGAAATACTTAAATTTACGCCATCAGTACGCAACATGATAAACGAAAAACTGTTGTGGCATGACGGCTCAAACCAACTTGCCGAACACGTCGCACGCGCTGTAGCTGTACGAAGTCAAAACAGTATTGCGCTATCCAGCCAACGCAGCCCAGGCCCTATTGAGTTGGCACGGTGCATGGTTTGGGCTGCAGCAATGACCAGTCGCCCAACATCATCTGGTAAACCAATGCTCGTTGTCGTATAACCACTATGCTCATCTTGGCGTCGGCTCGATGGCCTGCTTATCGTCGGGATACCGCACTGCATACCGGGCCGATGCCACCACAAACCCCACAGACTGTGACACACTAAGAACATGGCAATTTTTAACCGTCTAGTTACTAAGGCAGCTGTTTCGCCACCGCCAGCAAAAGCGGCCGCATCTGGCGGCAGCGTCAGCCAAGCTTTAGCGTCGTATTACAATTTTACGGAAGGCGAAGCGCGCAACCGTTGCATGAGTGTGCCAACTATTAGTCGAGCACGCGACTTAATTGCATCAGTCATTGGCTGCATGAGTTTGCGTATGTACAACGAAGTTTGGAACGAATTAGACGAAGAAATGATGCAAATACATATTGCGCCACGCACATGGTTGCGAAGGATTGACCCAGCCGTACCAAACAACTTTATTTTGTCGTGGACATTTGACGACTTGTTTTTTTATGGTCGAGCAATGTGGTACATCACATCACGAAGCGCAACTGACGGTTATCTAGCATCATTTCAACGTCTGCCAATGGGCTCAATTTCCACCACCGACATGACAGGCCCAGTTTGGTTTGGCCCATCAAAAGAAATCTATTTCAACGGCAACCAACTAGACCCAAACAACGTCGTGCAATTTTTGTCACCAATTCAAGGCATCACATCAATGTCAACACAATCAGTTGGCACAGCACTAAAACTTGAAGCTGCCCGATACCGCAATAGCGCGTCGTCAATCCCAGCCGGCGTACTTAAACAAACTGGCGGCGAACCGCTATCCGGTCAAGAATTAGCCGATTTGGCGTCAGCATTTAACGCGGCACGCGCTACTAACCAGACAGCTGCACTAAACGAGTATTTGACTTACACCGAAACCGCTACCAGCCCAGACAAAATGCTGTTAATTGACTCTGCCGAATTCCAAGCAAAAGAAATGGCACGCATCTGCAATGTGCCGTTTTATTTGGTTGGTTGTGACGTCGGCTCATACTCTTATGTCAGCAACGACGGTGCACGCGCCGACTTGTGGACATTTGGCGCTAAAGCGTATGCCGAATGCATCACGTCAACCCTTAGCCAAAACAATGTACTGCCAAACGGCACCTACGTCGAGTTTGATTACGAGGATTATTTGTCAACCGAATACGGTCAAATGCAAATGCCAGAAGTAACCACACCAATGGGAGTAACATCACCGTCATGATTAGACTTATACCAGAAACCACGTTTACTGTTGACGCTGCAGCTGGCGACGCACCGCGCCGTCAAATCTCTGGCGTAGCCGTCGAGTACGGCAAAACAGCCACCGTTTCAGACGGCACACAAGTGCGTTTTATGCCCGGCTCATTATCGGCCGAAGGCAAAAACCCGAAGCTTTACATGCAACATGACTCAACCCAAATCATTGGCCAAGTGACCGAACGCCTTGACACGCCAGACGCAATGCTGTTTGTGGCAAAAGTATCTGCAACCCGTCTGGGCGATGAAGCAATGATTTTGGCTAGTGACGGCACCATTGACGCAGTGTCAGTTGGGGTGCAACCAGTCAAATGGCACGACGACAACGGCGTCATGGTCATCGAGTCAGCCAAATGGCAAGAATTATCGCTTGTCAGCCAACCAGCATTTGAAGGCAGCGTCATCACACAAGTGGCGGCGAGTATCCACCAAGACGAGCCAGAAATAAGTACTATTGAGACAGAACCTACACAGGAGACAGAAATCATGAGCGAAGTAGCAGCACCAGAAGTCATCATTCCAACAGAGCCAATTACTGCATCAGTGAAGCGCGAGCCACGTTTGATGTCACGTTGGGATTACATTGCATCATTCCATCAGGGCGGCGACGCATGGGTGAAAGCACAACAAAACTTCAAGGATTACAACGATTACCACAAAGTGCCATCAGTTAAAGCAGCTGCAGGCGATGAATTTTTGACATCCGTCCCCGGGTTGCTTACGCAAGTGGAGTTGGGTCCTGTTTTTCAGGACTTAAATTTTATGCGTCCAGTTGTAAACGCTTTGGGTGCACGTGCAATGCCATCGACACCATCAGCAACTTTCAACCGTCCAACAATTACAACGCACACAACTGCAGCATCACAAACCGAAGGTGCAGCTGCATCAGCAACCACAATGGTTGTTGCAAACAACACGGTCACAAAAAAGACATTTGCTGCATACCAAAACATCAGCTACCAGACCATCGACTTCACTGACCCAGCAGCACTACAAATCGTTATCAACGACATGCTTGGCGAGTACATGGTTGCCACCGACAACGAAGCAGCAGACAACTTGTTGACCGCTGCAACATCGGCAGGCGTTTGGGACTTGTCAGTAACCGACTTGTTGAAGTCAATTTATGACGCAGCAATTGTGACGCTGAACGCAACAAACTATTTGCCAACGCACATGTTTGTTAGCCCAGACACATGGGGTGCAGTGCAACAGCTCGTTGACACCGCGGGCCGACCAATCTTTGGTTACGTCAACGGCCCAGGACTTGCTGGACAGAACACACTTGGTCAAGCATCGGTGACTTCATGGACGAACACTGGCCCACTTGGTTTGCAAATGGTTGTAGACAACAACTTTGCAACCAAGACAATGGTCATCATGAAGGACATCGGCTTTGAAATCTACGAGGAACAAAAAGGCATTTTGTCAGTTGACAATCCGTCTACTTTGACTCGCGGAATTAGCACACACGGCTACTTCTGCACATTCAAGGCCAACGCCAACATGATTCAAAAAATCACCCAGGCTTAGTCGAAGGGCGGCGTAACCGCCATGTCTAGTTACACAACAGCCAGCAAGCAACTGATTTCTAACTACGCGTGCATCAGCACGTTAGAACCAACAGAAATTACGCTTGGCGAAAACGTCACGGTTAGTGGATTAGCCGCGCCGTTTAACGGCACATTCAAAGTGCTTGACATGCCTCAATATGAATTCACTGGCGTTGACTCAACTACAGGAGAATTTCAATTTGATGTCAATGTGCCAAGACCGAATCAAATTATTTATGCGGCTACTGGGTCAGATGTTGAATACGTGGTTACTTATGCAGGCACAGTTGTTTATACGCAGCTCTGCACATGGATTACTGTCGCCGATTTGATTACTTATTTGGGCGTGACTATTACAAACCCGTCAGACGATTACACGTTGGCGACACAAGCCACCAACGCAGCAAACGTGTTTTGTTACCGTCGCAGGCAAGAGTCTGGCTATCACGATGGATTGAGTACATCGCCCGGCACAGACGTCACGCTGGGCACGCTCATGTATGCGGCAGCTTTGTGGCGTAGTCGAGGGTCAATAGAAACCGCGTTTGCAGCGTTTGACACAATGGGCACACCAACCCAGCAATCGTTGACACCGATAGTTAAGCAATTGTTGGGCATCCCTCGACCAGCGGTTGCCTAATGGCTTACACC